GACGGACACATCATACCAATGCGGCTGGCATCATTCATATTCTCTGCCATCTTTCTTGAATATCTCTCTGCCAACTTATATACCCTCTCTGCCTCGTCTGGCCTTGCCTCCGCTACCTTATCTGCCAAGTCATATGCCTTGTCCACATACCTCTGGTACTCTGCCGTCTTGCTCCCTTCCTGATAGTCACTGAATGACATCATATTGTGCGCCGTCTTAGCCGCTGCCTCATTGATTGAATAATAAACTCTCTCCATTACTCTGATACCTCCAATCTTTCCCTATGCTTTGTCATGCGAACTTCGCATTTTCCGTATGCCTGCAGGTTCTCTCTGTACTCCCGCAGAGAACGCTTTGCATCCGCTCTTGTATATTCGCTATTCTCAACTTCCCAGCCGTAGCCATAATTGGTTTCAATATCCTAACGATCCCTTGTCTTTCTCTGATATGCCATATTTCTCTCCTTTCTCGAATATGCGCAAGTTTTGTTTTTATTCTACTCTCATTTGCGAATATTGAGAGTAAAAAAATAAGCCTATTCGCAATATCGTTTTTCGCCCAGATTTTTGCAGGCACAGATTTCGGATTATTTTTCTGTACTTGAGTCCATACAGCGCCATGCCCAAACTCTATCGCTATTTCATATTTCCACTTGCTCTCATCCGCTGTCTCATAATCCCCATATTTTTCTCATATGTCCACTTTCAATTTTACCTTGTATTAAACTCTCAATTGAGAATTTTCAGGGTAAAAAATATATTCTATTCTCTGACAAGCGTAATATAGAATTTTTTATAATCAAGCCTTACAAGTTTGAGTGCCTGGCTGATTAAACCATAGTTACAATCTGTTTTGAAAGTATTTCCAAAAACATCACAATGATAACCATTTTCTTCTAAATGTTCCTTTATATCGCTAAGACAGCGTTTGATTGCCTGTTCATTTCCTATGTCATGTCCCAATTCATATGTATTATTCATAGTTCTTACCTCCGTGTGTTTTATTTGTTGTTTGATTATGTATATATTATACTTCGTAACTGCGTATTTGTCAATAGTTTTACTTCTCAAAATGCAAATTTTTTCTATTTTTTACGCAATACAATCTCGTAATCGAGAGCTTCTGCCATTTTTCTGAATGTGTCAAATCGTATGCTTACCCTGCTCCTATTTAATGCTTGGCTCACATTCTGCCTTACTGCTCCCATCTTCTCTGCAAGGTCTTTCTGGTTGAGGTTTTCCTGTTCCAGTGCCTCTCTAATCATTTTTGCCGGATCAGTTCCGATAATCTCAATCTTCTCCACTTCCCTTCCTCCTTTTCCTTTCTCCTATGGCCACTTTCAATTTTGCCACCGCTACTCCTGCTTTTGTAAATTCCGCATTGCTGAATCTCAATCCACTCCTGTTTAGCTCCAAATTCTCTGCACAATCAAGCAACACCAAATTTTCGATACTGCAATTATCTTTGTCGCCATCCAGAAAACCCACCATCTTCCCATCTGGGACCGGACCGTTATGTTCTTCCCATACTCTCCTATGTACGAGCTCAAAACGCTCCCTCTGTATACCTGTTTCCTTTACCTTCTGTACCAGGTAGCCGTCTGATGTGTGAGTGTACTCCCCTACTTCCATGTGGTTTGCTGGTACATTTCCCTTCTTAAACATTGTCGGAGCAGCTTTCGCATATAACTCAGCCGACATTTTCTTTCCTTTGTTGGCCGGAATATGTCCCGGCTCAAACTGCCCTGTCAGCCCGGTATTGATGCCGTGGTTTTTCTTATAGGCTTTCATCTGACGGATACCGATTGTTCCAGCCCCATACTTTCGGTTTACTGCCTCTACCAGTTCTACGGTGCTTTTGCCCTGGGCGATACTTTCAACATACGCCGCCATTCCCTTTGGATATTTTGAAGAATATCCTTTCGGATTTCCAGTAGGCGTGCCACTCTTAAAACCAAACCGGCTCTTTGCCCCCTTGATGATGCTCTCTGTGAATACCATGCCATACTTCTTATCAAATCCCTGCTGGTTAATAAGGAGCGTCAATTCCTTCGTGGTCCGACCTGGCGTGTTTTCACGCATCCAGTCAACTATCTCCTTCGGCCATTTCAATCACTTCACCCCCCACGAACCTCCAGTATTTCCGGAACGGCTTTCTTTCTCTCGTAACCATATTCGTCCATGTGTACCATTGCTTTCAGCTGTAGCTCTCCAGTCTTGATGATTTGCTCTCCGATTTTTGCCATAGCCTCTGCTCTTCGGATTTCTGCGTCCATCTGTTCACCGTTGAGATCCTCGTCACCCAACTTCTCCAACTGAGCAAAAAGATGATTGTTCAAATCCCCTAATGTATTCTTCATCTACGACACCCCCTCTGCTTCTAATAGATCTGGAAACTTCTGCATCAGGAAACCTTTCATTGCCTCCGCATCATCTGGTGGAAGTATCTCTGGTCCTTTCTGGATGCCGAAAAGAACATCACCCGCTATCATACATCCATGAATATCCGCTCCATACAGATAGGATGCTGTCAGGTTGTCCGGGCGATTCTTGATAAGTCCCGACTCGTCCATGATCATCACAACATAATCTTTGAACAAATCATACATACGCTGAGTCTTTACCGTTTCTATGCAGTCAGCTCCAATTATTTCTCCCTGTGCCTCTACATCCCATGGAACATTTACAACCGAAATGTGGTTATCTGTGGTAATTTTAACTGTTTTAGCCATACCGCATACCCCCTTAATCACATCTGTGGCAGGTGTTACAATCATAGTGCTGCCACAGTCCATCTTCATCCTGATACAGACACTCGCTTTTACCCCAGCACTTTATGTAGACCTCATATGCCTCGTTGCTACATGAATCACAATAATCGCCGTCAACAATCTGGCCTCCCTGATAAACCCTGTAGCCGTCATTATTGCCCATATCCTCGTCCGCCCACCAGTGTTCAATCACAGCCTCAGGAAACATTTCAGACAGCTTCAGCATAACCGGCTCCGGATTGGACCATGCCGTTTCAAAGATAACCGTGTCCTCGTCCTCCTGCTCGTTGGAATATGCGTTCCACTTTGTTCCCCAATGCTCTATACGCCAGTCGTACCATGTGGCGTGTCCGTAGTTCCTGATATTTTGCACATACGTTTGCCCCTCTTTATAGAACTTCTCCTTTTCTGCAGCAGACATATCATGTGTCCTTTCCAACGCCCTCATGAACACTCCCTCAGCCCAGGAACCTTTGTGGAAAAAATTATCGACTTGCTTGTCAACCAATTTCTTATCTTCTGCCCCGATTGCCCTCAAAGGCAATGTGCATTTATCTGTCACATAGTAAATGATTGCTTCGTCTGTCATACTGCCGCTCTCGATATTCAAACTCTCCGACATCGGGATCACCTTGTTAAAATCAAAACACGTTACATCCCTTTTCTCATACTCGTCATACTCAATCTTAAACAACGGCAACTTTGTAATCCCTTCCATCTTCACAATATTTTTTACATGATTTGGCATAATCTTAATCCTCCTTAATCTCTTCCCATCCTCCGCACAGAATGGAAACCATTCTCTTTTTGAAAATCACTCTGCCGATATCATAGCAATCCATGAACCAGCCCTTTTCTACATACTGATTGAATCTTCCCCTGCACAGCTTCTCGGTCATGACCGAACGCCCCGCCTGTTCGTACTTCTGCTCGTTGGTGTTCCAAACGAACGCGGCGTACTCATACTCGCTTGCCTTGTCAGCCTCCTTGTATTCTCTTAATGTAATTCCAGACTGAGACACCCAACCCATTTCTTCCTCGAAGCTATGCCCTGTCTCCGCCAGCTTTTCTGTATCAACTTCCAGAACTGCAACTACTTTCATTCTCCACCACCTTCCTCTATGTGCATCAGCACATACACGCCCTTACTGTGCTTTTCATCAAACCAATGCCACACATCTTCCTTGTTGGTACCGGCCGAAAAATCAATAAACGGCTCCATGATTTCATCATTGTCATTTACAGGTATATCTCCCAGGATACCCCATAACTCTTCCAACTGCTCGTCACTGAATTTTTTGCTGAAAGAGTATTTCTCCACGATAGCTGCCTGGCATTCCTCTTTAGTTCTATAAAACTCTCTTTTTGTCAGTATGTTTTTCTGATGCCACCCAGCTCTTATGCAAACATAACTCTTTTTCTTTTCTTCCAAAATTTCATATGGTACTGCAATATACTCTGGTTCATCGTTCCAATCATTGCACCTGGGATTGCTGCAGATTCTCCACATCCTTCTCAGAATTTCATGCTTTACCCCAGCCATCTTCACATACCTTTTTTTCTCTTCCTTTTTAATCTTCCTCGCCTCCTTCATCATCCTCTTTCGGATTCCAATGATAATCGCAATCCGGATTCTCACATCTACCATTCCACATCCCCTGTCCGCATAAAGGACAGGTTTCGTAATCATATCCACTATATCCAACGCCCATATATGCACCCATATCTATACCTCCTTTGGATATACCGCTTTTATATCAGTGCAGGAAAACGCTTTTACCAATTTCTCAACTGGCGTATTTTTAATGTATTCCGCTGCTTTCCTCTTTCCCTCACTTACCTCGACCACATCATCAAATACTACCCTCAGACGCATTTCAAACTCCTTTCCTTCGTCAATATAAGGAATAGGATTCACATACATAAAGCTCACCTACCCTTCTATGTCAAATCCGGTGTATGCAGATAAATCCTGCATTTCCTGCTCAAACATTTCCTCATAAACGCTTCTCTTGCCGCTGTCACAATTCAAATGCGTATCAAGACCATTTAGGTAATATGTAAAATCACTCTGAGGGTTTAGGTTGTACCGTCGCATTATCTCCAGCTGCTCATATTCTGCTTCTGTCAAATTCCCCTCTTTTTCTTCGTTTCCCAGTCTTTCCTTTACTTCCCTAACGGCTTCACTCATACGAAAGATTCCCTCTTTGAAGATTTCTGCCATAATCTCATTCAAGGTAATTTCCATTCCCTCGAAACGCATATGTTTCACTACTTCAAACATATCTGCCTCTGATTCATCCAGTATGCTCAAATCATCGACACCGCAATCCAAAATCGCTCTAATCAAATCGTTTCTCATAATCCCTCGCCTCCTACAAATATGATTTTCCGTATCTTTTTCGGAACTCTTTCCTGGCAATCCGACTTTCTATCGCCTGTACCTCTTCCTCGTCGTTTGGATCATGAACCGCATCCCTCAATATCCAATTCCTTTCCCATATCGCTTGACCTAACATTTTTGACAATTTTTCTGCCATTGGGTTTTCATGCACTCGTTTCAAAACCTCGCCCATGTTGTGGCAATTATTACAAGTAGGTACCACCAATCCGTCCTTGTCGCTTAATTCCCGGCCAGCTGTTCCAAAGATAAGATGATGTTCTCCCTCTGCTTGTCTACCGCAGAAGAAACATATCTCGTCATACTCCGTCACAATTCCTTTACTCATGTTACCCTCCTATTTCTTTCCCTTGATTCCTGCATAAACAAGAAATGCCACTATTAAAATCTGTACCATGCTGATTCCTCCTTTTCTTTTCCAAATTTACCGCCATTTTCATAGTGCCGCTGAATATCTTGCCATGTATAGCCTTCGTCGATCTGTTTCTCACTGTTGTCTGGATATAAGCAATAATATCCGGTCAACTCTCCTTTCTCATGCAGTTCTTTCACTTTTTCCCACGGTATAATCTCCATCCCGCACCACTGATAAGCCATCAATCCTCGCCTCCTTCATACTTTGCTCACAATACGGACACTTCGTTTCTCCATAGCAGTTAAACATCTTCCCACATTCCTTGCAGGTGTTCAGCTCTCCATTCCTGATCCAATCTTCCAAAAGGCTGCCGACGTGTTGCCAGTCTACTGCCTCATAAACCTCTTCCGCCAAATCTGTCTGTCCATTACACTCCTGCAGAATGCTATTTCTGGTGTACTTTGTATCTGATAACTCCGGTATGTAGCAAACCCTGTCTGGGTGTTCCGTATCATAGAAAGCCTCGTCACTTTTGAAGATCATTCCCTGTCCGTAAAACTCACGAACTATCATTTCTCCGTTTCCATCACTGTCAGGTGGTGTGTAACTGCCAACTTTCAGATGCTCTTTTTCCTCACTCATGCTCAGATTCACCACCTTCCTGATCCGGCTCGTAATATTCCTCAATGTGCTGTGAGCCGTCCTCTTCTGTTACGATTGCAGGAAAACGTACCTTATACCCTTTTCCAACCATCATATTTGCGGCCAATTCTGCGATTTCTCCTATGTAGTACATATCCCATTCCAGTTCTTCATCATCTGCCACCACCTTGCACATTTCATAGACCGCATTATAAATCTCGTCACACCTTGCCGATTGTTCATCTGACATTTCTGGATGCAGCACATTATCCAATTCTATATACAACTCTTTAACCACTTCTCCGATTGCCTTTGCGTCATCGATAAGCTCTTGCAGAGAAGATGGACAACCGCCTTTTCCCCTTTCTGGCAACCACATTTCCGCATGGTCGTCTGCATCGTAGTTATTTGAATAATCCTGCAGGTCTTTCAGAAACGATTCTGCCTGATCCTCTGCATCAAAATCGATTATCATTGAAAAATCTTCCCCTGCAGGAGAAAACTTCCCAATCTCTGCATAATGCCTATTGTTCTGGCTCGGCTCTTCATAAACTGTATAGGACCAGCCCAACTCTTCCGCTTTGTCAAGCATCCAACGCAATTCCTTGCTGATATTTTTATATTCTTCCATGCCTGCCTCCTACACAATCATAAATTTGTTATCATTACGGCTGTATCGGTAAACATTCTCGCTGAGTACCTCTTCCGCTGATACCTCGCTCGAATTTACCGTTCTGACCATTTCTTTTAACATATCTGTGTCCTCTCCGCCTGCCGGAATTGCAATTACCTCATGTATGCTGGACGGAAGTACATACAGATTGCTCTCAATCCTGTCTGCCAGTTTTTTGAAATTCTCAGGATAAAGCATCACTGTCGTCCCGTTCAGCCTGTTTTTGTTGCTGAGTATCCACATCTGGAACGGCAATTTCATATCTTCTTCCGTCCCGCCTGTCATTTCTGCCAGAACCTCAGCCATTGTAAGTGCTGTAAATTTCTGTTTCTTCGTGTTCTTCCTTGCCGCCACATCCAATTCATCTTCCGTCAGTCCATAATTCTCAGCCATGTCCTTTCTTACCATGAAACTCGCCGTTTCTTCGGAACCTTCACTAACAATTACCCTATAAACAACCGCAAGGTCGCAGAATGTTCTATGCGGCAAGTTCGCAAGCCTGTCCTTATTTTTCTCCGCATTGATAAGCTGATACGTCACTCTGTCCAAGATGCTTTCCCTGCTGATCCTGTTGACAACATCATCAAAATTCCCCTTATTTTCTGTGTGGATACTGACAATCTGCCTAGCAGCATCTTCAACGCTGATATCTCCGGATTCGATCCGACTCAGCATTTCATCGATATATACTGTCGGCATAACCGTTACTCCCGGCTCCATGATTGTGACTGATTTCAGCACCACTCCGTTGTTCTTAACCACATCCTTAAGATGCACTTTACACTCGCCCTTAAATTCTTCTTTGATCGCCTCTGCCAATCTGTTCGTCGTTTCTTCTCTCATTTTTGTTTGCCTCCATTCTACTAAATGTAATAACAGCTAAAATTCCAGTGGTTTCCAAACTCGTAGTACAGTCCATACTTTTCAAATATCTCATCGAATTTCTGTCTGATTACAGGGTACATACCGTAATAGAGCATTTCGCACACCGGGCCATCAAAGCTCATGCTGAGGATATGTTTCGGATTCACATATTCAAAATATGTTTCCGGCTCCACTCCTTCCTCCATAAACAGATGCTCCCTGTCATTGTAGAAATACTGCCCTGTCTCTGGGTCCTTACATCCAAACCGCTTATGATTGAAATAAATATCCACATCCTGCCACATCTTATGCTCCAGCAGAAACTCCCTAATCTCAACTGCCAGATTTTCAATTTTTTTCTGGTGTCAACCTCAAAATGCTACCCAACATCTGTCACCACCTCTCTGACTTTTGTTACCGTGCCGCCCACAAGTCTCCATCTGCGGATATACTCGCCGCCCATCCTTCGAGCTTCTGTTTTGTTTCTTGCCTTACATCTCATAGGCTGGTCGCATCTACTCTCGCTGTCATAAATCCAGACCTCATATATTTTCATCCCCCTGGACCTCCTTGTAATATTCATCAATCTTTACAGAGGCATATTCCGTGACATCCTCAATATAGTCCCTGATGCCATCCTCCTTCCATCCGACTTCAAATTCATTCGCCCACTCTACAAATTTCAGTTTCCACTCACTACTCTCAATATCCAGCAGTTCCGGTCTTTCCTGTGATTTGCAAGAAAAGACCTGCGCAATCTCAATCACGTTTTCTGTCGTATGGTTAAATATCGCCATAGCTTGCGGCTCTTCCGAAACCTGTATTTCTTCGCTGTGTTCATACTTGATTTTCACAGGTCTATCATTGTCAAGCCTCTCCATTTTCCAGCTGCTATTGTGAACATCAAAGCTGAAATATCCATCCGTAGCCACTGATATTCCTATCATGCCCTCTACACCGCTTTTTCTTGCGCTTTCAATTATTTTCCCAATCGGAGGCAGGACATTGATGCACAATCCCTTAAATGCCTCCTTGTGGCACTCCTGCGTAAATGCCGCCTTACTTTCCATAAACTTAATCCCCTTTCTAGCTTTACCTCCACTCTGCGACTTCCTCCGGGGTTGTGACCGGATACCCGCATTAAAGACCCCGGCTCTTACCCTGCCGGGCGGGATATTTGCTTTATACTGTCTCCTGTTCTGACTCTGCATTTTCTTCCTGCTCCGTTTTCTTCTTTCTGCCCCTCTTTGCTGCAGGCTTTTTCTCCGTTCCAGATGCCTTCCGGCTGCGCTTAGGCTTTTCTGAGGATTCCTGTGCCTGCTCCGTGTCAGCTGATGCCGTTTCCTTTTCCGGATTTTCTTCCTTTTCTGCTTCGTTTACAGGCTCAGGGAGCGTTTTTTCTGCTTTTTCCGTAGGAATCTTTGTCTTAGCCTTTTCCGGCTGAATCTGCGCCTCCTGCTCTGGCAACCTCTCCTGCAACTTGTATCGCTTGCGGATAGAAGTAACCATTAGTCCCAGTTCCTCGCTTACCAGCTGTTTCTCTTCTTCTGTCAAATCCCCTACTAAATCATTCCTGTTTGGGATGGTAAGCTCACCTGTTTGCTGCCATCCGATTGCCCCTTCTAAAAACGCATCAATAACCCTCTTTGCCAAATCATGTTTTACATCCCATTTCATAATATTTTTCCTCCTTGCATTTTCCA